ATTCACCGAGCCGCGAGATCGAGAACTCGATGAAGGCGTAGTTGTTCATCTTCAGGGAGATACGCTCCTCGAAGTCGCCGTCCGCGCCGCTCTGGTTGTTGGTGTTGCCGCCGCTGTTGTAGTCGGTGGAGAACAGGCTCATTATTGCTGTATAGGTTTCTCTGGTTTGCTCGTCAGTCGGTTCAGCTCAGGCTACGACATTGTGTTTGCGTCGTAGCGAAACGCCGAAGGCAGGACTCGAACCTGCAACCTACGGAGTAACAATCCGTCGCACTACCAGTTGTGCTACCTCGGCAAGAGAAAATGAGGGGCGGGTGCTTGTCCTCACTCTATTAGAGGTGGGACTAAGACTTAAAGATGCCTATATGATTCTTGGAAGTCGTCGGGAGGGATACCCCACTCGATGAGATTAATAGCAAGTAGAGAACTCGAAGGGTCGTCGATCACTCCGCCGCCTCCGAGAGTGCGTCGAAGTTCGGAACGACCGTACCATTCACGCGCTCGCCGGGAACGCTCTGCCCGGACAGCTCGAACACGTCGGCCACCTTCTCGATGCCGAACGCATCCAGCAGGTCGAAGAACTCAGCCGCCGCGTCCTCGATGCCATCGGGGAGATCGAACTCCAAGTTAGCCGGGTCGGGGCCGTTCGCCGTGTACGTGGGAATCACCACGTAGAGGTCTTCGGTCAGCTCGCCCCGGTCGATGAGTCTCGGCTCACCAAACTCGATCTGTACCTCGAAGCCGGAGTCCGTTCGCTCAGCGATTGCGTTGAAGACCGCATCAGCGCCACCGAGGTCGAGGTAGTCGAGGGGGTCGTCGTCGTCGTTACTTCGTCGGAACAGTAGGTTTCGGATGAATCCAAACATAGCGTCTCTCTGGTTCCAGCAGTTAGCCGCCGCTGGCGCGTCTCAAGGTAGCGATACAGAATCCCCTATGACCAAAGGGGAAGCGACCGGCGGGAATTGAACCACACCTTGACCCCGCCCACGCCCGTCGAGGGGCATGGTCACGGGGCCACCATTGGTCGCAAGATCAGCGATACACCGCATCGAGTTGGGAGGAATCGAACCATCCCTCTATGCGTACCAGCAACTCGGAAAAGCCACCGTAGCGGTGGCTGGATACCAACGAGTCAAACCATTACAGGATTCAGCCAAGCAAAGCAGTCGAGGGGGCCGCCGCGACCTCCTCACTCTATTAGACGCGGTTCTATGACTTAAAGATTCCTCTTTGAGTCTTATCCCCTCGCGCGGGCATAGCAAAGACTTAATAGACAGACTTCTTCTTTGGAGGTATGGCTAAGACGAAACACAAGAACGAAGAAAAAGTCGTCAAGTGTCCCGTGGAGGGGTGCGACCACGAGGGCCTGTCCCGAGGTATGCACCTTCACGTTCGTCAATCGAGCGGCAACGGACACGGCCCTAACGGGGATGTTCCCGACGGCTTAGATTTTAGTAATCTGGAAGTTGTGGGTACAAAGGAAGTTGAAATGGATTACCCGTCTGAACGTAAAGGAGAAGACGTAGCCCGTCTGTGTCCTTTCTGTCGTCGCCCGTTCAACGGGTATCAAGGGGTAATGATTCACCTTGGGCAGATTCAGGGCAAGGAGAATCACCCCGAAGACGCGGCTGATATGGTCGATAAGGAAGATTGCCCGGTTGCTCACGTCGATGAGAACCGGAACGTCATCGAGGTCGTGGAGCAGGGCGACCCCGACCTGATGCCGTCCACGGAAGAACGGCGGGACGGCTCCGTGCCGAGAGCTGACGTGATTGCCTACATCGAGTGGGCTGAATCCAACGATCAGCTCACGGCGGCGAACAAGGCACGAGAGATGCTACTCTAAGTCTCGATTTCGTCACGCCACTTATTCGAGAAGAACGACGTTTCGTACTTCCACCGATTGATGGATGGGTCGTTGCGGTACATCTCGTTCATCGACTTCACGATCTCGTAGAAGCCCTGCTTCGAGTGGTGCTTTCCTTCGGCTACCGGCATGACTATCTCACCCATGAAGATGCCCAATAGCTCGTTCTTCTGGATGATGTAGGGAGCCAGCGGGCTGAAGAACTTATCGAGGTCTTCAGCGCCCGACACCACGAACGACATCGTAGATTGCAGGTCTTTGATTTCCCACCCGACGCTCTGCTCCGAGCAGTATTCCTCAAGCATCCCGAACACGACCGTCTCCGGGTCGCTCCGGTTCATCTTGAACACCGGCTTCATCGTGTAGCCGGTCTTGTATTCGTCGTCTTCCTCTATCTCAACCCGGAAGCGGCCAATCGAATCGACCACTCCCGAGAGATACGCTACGTCGTCCTCTTTCATACCACCCAGTTTCGGGGTGGCGTGTTAAGTTATTCATTGTTCATCAATCTAAAGACTTAGAAACGGTATCTTTAAGTCCTTAGTTCCCGTCTATTAGAGTGAGGAGTTCTTCCGAACGGTTCTACTACACAGTATAGTACCTACTCTATTCTAACTACTCTGATAACACTCTGTTAGATAAAGAGACTCGATGTAGTGAACTACTCTTAGTAATACACTTAGTTATACTGTTAGGTCAGCTACGGGGGAGAACTCTACCTAAGATGATATTCTATGGAATCTCCCAAAGAGAAGCACCCACCTGAAACAATCACTCCCGACACAGAGAACGCAACGTACTTCGACCCGAACGAACGGAACAGCAATCCGAGCAAATTCCGGCGGCTAATGCTCTACAACCGTGGAACGTGGAAAGACCGCCGAGAAGAAAACAAGAAGGTCACTCATCGACAGGACAACCTCGCAATTCTGGACTCTCTTGCTGGTCAGCTCGATCTCACTCGCTTCCAGAAGGAGAAGGCTCGTCGAGTCTTCGATGATCTGGAATTGGGTAAACTCGGCAAGTCAGTATCGCTCGTCGCTTTCGGCGTTTGTACGCTGGTTGCCAACGACGACGTTCCCAACGGAACCCGCTACTGGCCCACATCCAACGACACCTGCTCGTTGTTCGAGTCGATTGCTGACGACCTCGGTTTCACCGAGAACCAGCAACTCAGCATCATTCTCACCATCGACCACCGGAGGGTCGAATGAGCGAGTTCACCATCCTCCGAGATACCCGAGAACACGAAGGCCACGGGTATTGGTTCGAGAATTATCCCGTTAGGGTGAAGGAGAAGAAGCTCCGCACCGGAGACTACGCCGTAGAGGAACCGGGTTACTACGGCAAGCACGGAACCTACGTCCCGCCGTTCGCAGTTGAACGGAAGGCGAAGGGAGACTTCCTTAACTCCATCACCCACGAACGAGATCGCTTCGAGCGAGAACTACAACGAGCGGATGAATGGGACGCACCGATGCCGGTCGTTGTTGAAGCCCCGTGGCTCGATTTCACGCAGGGCAACTACTGGCGGAACATCAATCCCAACTCGATCATTGGGACAGTCGAAAAGTGGCCGGGCTACTACAATGTTGACTTCTTCTTCAAGCCAACAGAATCTGACGCAGAGAAGTTCACCTACGATTTCCTCAAGTGGTGGAACAACCGTGAGTAAACAGGCTCGATTCTACCAACGAGCTTCCGCCTAATCGTTATGCAGTCACCGATCTCGGTTCGTGCCTCCTGCTCTATACAATCATTGTGAACGCTGTTGCTATCATGTAACATTCGTGTATGAGAGAGCGACTCTTTTTCGTGCGTCAACACCGCACGGTCAGTCGAACTCAACTTTTCGCAGAGAATTAGAAACGTAGCCGTAACCGCTCTCAGGTCATTTTCGTGGATACAACGAGGCCCTGAGCCAGCTCATTCATAGTTTTCGTCCAACCACGTAATCGCCGTAGCGAGAGCGCACATCATCTCCATAAACCACGGCCCCGATTGGGCGGAATAGATGGGATAGCCGTCTTCGATATACTCGTCGGACGTTCCCTCGTTGACGATCTCGAAGTCTCGAACGACTATGTTGTAACCCTCCTCGGGGTCGTCGTTCTCAGGATACACCTCCACCTCTACGCACTTCTCGTAGTTGATGAGGCGGAAGTCGTAGCCGTTCCCTCCGATGGGGCAGTATTCCCAATCGTACTTCGTGAGGTCGGGGCTGACGTGGTTGCCGGTCGTATCCGTTGCGACCGCCATTACAACCACCCGAGGTCTTCTGCGATTTCCTCCCCAATCCTCGCCTTTCGGTCTGCCATATACTCATCCTCCTCGATGCTTTCGACCGCCGCGAGCCATGCTTGCCGGGCTTCCTTCTCCGTGATGATGGAGTCGGCGTTGCTCAGGTCGAGTTCCCGAACGTAGTAGTCGTAAGTCTCTGCGATTTCGGTGGATTCGTCACCCGTGTCCGGGGCGTAACCTGCCGCGACAGCGGGGCAACAGCATCCACCAATCGTGTCCTTTCCGTAAGCGAAGTTTCGGTTTTGCGTACTCATTGTTCGTAGATTACCTCGTACTTGTCTCCGACTCGAACCCGAACGTAGCCGTCTCCGTACTCGTTCGGCGGGTCGCAGTCCACCATCTCGATCTCCTCGAAGTCGGTGATCTCGACAGCCACCAGAGCGTCCTCGTACAGCCGCTCGATGAACCGCCACTCGTTGTGGTAGTCTTCTTCCGACGCGAGGTAGGCTATGTCCGGCTCGTCGTCTCGGAGAACCACAACGCGCTCCACCTCACACCGGAACGTCCGGGTTTCCTCACACGACCATCCTTCTCCCCATCGACCCTCCGCGTAGTGGCAACGCTCGTGGAAGATTGCCGCACCATCTTCCAGAATCGGGTTGTCCACGTCCCCCGGATACCACTCGTGATCGTGGGAATGATCGGGAGCGTTCCACGGCGCTCGTGGGTCGCCAGCCGACGTTCCCGGCGGGTAATTACTCACCGTACACCACCGGGGCGATTGCGAGGTACTTCTCCGAGTCCTCGGGGTGAATTACCGCGATAAAGTTCCACTCGGGGTGGACGTAGATCGCGTCCTTGTTCTCCCGAAGGTCGATGTCGAAGAACTCCTCTGCCTTCTCGAAGTAGTCCTTCTGAATCCGGGTCTTCACCGTGGCGTCCTCGGCCTCCTCCGGCCACAGATCAACTACCTCAGTCTCCCCGGCGATAATGTCCTGAATGACCTCAGGGTGTTCCGACGCGAGAGTGTAGTCCCACGTTATCCGCTTGTTCTTCTCCCTCAGGTCTTCGCCGTAGGTTCCGAGGCAGACCGTGTTCTCGTCGTTCTCTATCGCTCCTTCGAGCGTTTCGGTATTCGCGCTTCCGAACAGTTCCTCGAACTTCTCCTCATCAGTTTGGATTGTAACACTCATTATTAGTTCTCTGAGTCTTTGCCGCGAAGTTCGTACAGAGCCTTCACGAACTCCGTCATATCGTCGAAGCTACTCCGCTCGACCGTCTCGCCGTCGTAGTACGACGATTGGTTGTCTCGAACCATATCGAGGCAGTCGTCGCACAGACCGTTTCGAGGGCCGGGCGTCTCGTTGCCACAGACCTCGAAGTATTCACACTCCCAATCCTCAGGTCGGGGTTCCGACTGAGTGTTGTGAGAGGTGTGGGTCGTATCGACACCGAGCTTGTTCATCCAATAGGAGATCGTCCCGGCGGAACAGCCGAGTTCGTCTCCCATCTCGGACTGGTCAAGCCCCTTGTCGTGATACAGTTCGTGGAGCGTTTCTGCGTCCTTCCACGGTTCTTCTTCGGGGGTTTCTGCCCCGAAGTCTGCGAGCGTACTCATTCTATGACGCCGTTTCCATCGGGTTCATCATCTCGCTCTCCTCCATCCAGTAGGTCGGGAAGGGGTGAGTCGGGAGTAACAATTCGGGCGGACATACCGATACTAACCGCACGAGGTTGACACCCGGTTCTTTCAGAGCGCGACACCTACCACCACCCCTCGAATCCCATCACTTGACGGGCGAGCTGGTCGATGGAATCCCGACCGTTCAGGAACAGGACGTTCGACACCATCTGCTTGATCGCATCGAGTCGGGGGAACGTCGCATCCCGAACGTCCATCCACTCTTTCACCACTCCCCGGAGAGAGCGGGACTTGTCGTAGAACGCCACCATCAGTTCAGCCGAGAACTGCCGGGCGAGGTTCCACGCTTCGAGCTGTTCGAGGTATCGTCCACGTAGTCCGTTGTTCATTTTACGCAGTCACCTTCGGGGCGTGTTCTGGTCGGGTCGCGTTGATTCGGTAGAGGCCGAAGACCTCCCGCATAATCGCCTGATTGTTGTAGTCAGCTCGGGCGTAGGCTCGGTAGAGGTCGCCCTCCCAAAGCGCCGTGAAGAAGTGGCCGCCGTAGGGTGTGAAGTCCTCAGCCTTCTCCTCGGTCAACTGTGGGGGAATGTGGTCGGTTCCCCGGACGTACTTCTTCACTTCTACCAGCACGGAATTGCGGTAGACCGCCTTCCCGTCGTCTCGATCTCGTTCCATCGAGGAAATGTCGAACTCGCACACCTCGATGAGTCGTTCGTCAGCTCCGGCCCATCGGAGTAGGCGTCGTTCGTGGTCGGTCAGGTCGGGCGTCGGGTCGTTGAAGTCGGTAAGTTCGTTCATTTTTGTATTCTCCTAAGACTCAGAGTATAGTCTATAAGTCTTTGCCGGTTATCGCCACGGCGCGGCGTCTTCGTTCTCCCAATGCTCCGGCGGTTCATCTCGAATCGCCTCGGTGAACCACTCCGGCGGCTTCGTCCGGTTCATCAGCTTGTTGAACGCACCGTCGATGACGTAGTACGACGCGGCTTCACTCTCCTCCGGGCCACGGACGGCTCGCCCCACGGACTGCTGAACGTCCAGCGAAGCCGACTCCATGTACCAGTCCCAGTCGTTCCGCTCATCGAGCAGGTAGGACACCCTGCTGTCACCGAGGTACGGGTAGGGAACCTTCAGGAGAACCTGCCAGCGGCAACGGTCGCCGTAGAGGTCAACACCCTCCATCATCGACGGGGAGATGAGAATGTCCTTGTCGGACTGAACCCACTCCTCGATCACCAAGTCCTTCTCCTTCTCTTGGTCTTGGACGATAACGTTCTCCCGACCGAGGGAGTCAGCGAGCTTTTCGGCCCGCTTGTAGGAGTTGGTGTGAATCAGGCCGTTCTCCCCTTCGTGATGGCTGTGAATCTCTCGAATCGTCCGAATCACCTGATTCCAGTTGCGATCTTCGCCGTCGCCGCTCATCGAGCCGACGATGGTGTTCGTGTGAATCAGTCGGTGTTCCTCGGGGAACGGCATCGGACGGCCAATCAGCTTCGTGGAACCTTCGAGGCCGAGGCGGTCGGCCCAATCAGCGATTTTCTCTCGGTACGGAATCGTCGCGGAGGAAATCACTCGCTTCTTCCCCCGGCTCCAGATGAACCGTTCGAGGAACTTGTCCACGTCCACCGGGCTAATGACCATCTTCTTCTGGTCGGACTTCCCGAACTCGCTCACCGTCACCGTCCACGGGCGTCCCTCCTTCACTTCCCGGTGGCAGTATTCGGCCTTCTTGATGAAGTCCTTACATTGGTCAACCTCAGCCTGCTTGTTCGGGTCTTCATCGTGGCGGTCTACGTAGTTTGTCGCCCGGTCGTAGAGGCTGTTGAGGATGTGGGTAACGTCCTCGAAGCGTTCGTAGTCCCACCGAATCCGGTCGCCCGTGTTCCGGTAGACCTCGTTCGGGAGAACCCACGGGGAGATAGTGAACCCGGCGAACAGGGACGCCACTTGGCTTTCGAGGCCGTGGCCTTCGTCAACGATAACGAGATCGCGGTCGTCGAAGGAAATCTGCTCGTCCTCGAACCCGTCCGTCATTAGGTAGGTCGGGATGTAGTTGTCAACCACCAGCATAGCGAACGTGAGAGCCGCTATGTCGGCGTCCATCGCTCGGGCCTTTGCTCGCCAGTAGGTACACCCGGCGATTGTCCGGCAGGACGCATCCTCTGTCTCGTTCGGGACGTTACAATCCTTACAGTTCATGTCGCTGGCCCCGCAGATGTAGTCCTGCCGGGACTTCAGCATCGTCACGTACTCCTGAAGGTCAACGTCCTCCGCGAGCTGATTACGGAGTTGCTTCTGAGGGG